CGAGGTTTGTGTCCAGTTTGGAATCGTGGGTATGATTGTCTACGGTGCCCGAATTTTCATCAAGAAGGTGCCCTTCCCCTTGGACGGCGTATCAGGATACGAGCACTCGGCGCTCGGTGAGCTCCGCAGTCTACCCCTGATGGTCTTTATTTTCATGTTCTTCCAGGTCAGGACGCAGGAGAAGATGAAGTTCCTGAGTACCTGAAGCACTCCCAGAGGTGCCGGGCGTGCTTGGGCCCCGATAAAGCCGAGAACTCGTCGATACTGTACTCGTCACCCATGGACGTATTACACTTGGCGCAGATGGGCCTCAAGTTGTTAATATCAGTAGCTCCTCCTTTGGATTCTGGTTGGTTGTGGCCCACGTGAAACTGGAAAGGCGTCATGACGTTTTCACACCACGTCACGAGGCACTTGTGTTTAAAGAGCCGGTCCCCGCACCACAGCAGCCAGACCTGCTCTCTTAACGCACCTGGAATTTTAGCCTTCATAATTTAGTAATAAATACAAACTTTAAGCCTTTGTGAAACACACGAGGATCCTTCCCAAAAACGACTTGGGTACCGGTGGCGGCGGCTCCTCAAGATCGAGGGCGGTGAGTTTCTCATGAAACTCCTGATTCTCACCCTGACCGGGGACCTCGCATTTTCCATTCTTAATTGCCTCCACCTCGAGGCGGGACAGGGTCACAGACCCGAGCCGGAAATCCTCAAAGGCTTCACACGTCACGGGGACGATGGGCTTGATGAGGTCATAGACTTGCTTCGCGAGATCACGAATCTCCTTTTGGGCATGGTCATCAATACGAAGCTGCAGAAAGTGAAGCAGGTTGTGAAGGTTAATTTTCCAGTAAAATTCTGTAAAGGTACATTGAGGTAGGTGCGCCCGGGCCAGTTCACGGGAGACGCCCTTGGCTATCAGTTCGTCATAGACGTGGAAGGCCAGATCGCACGAAGCCTTTTGCTTGGCCAGAAGGTTCGAACCGCCATCACCGAGAGGCTCCTCTCCACCTTGTCCACGGCTCATGGCCTGCTTGCGGAGCTCCTCAGGCAAGAAGAAGCCCGTGTCGACGATGGAGTAACGGGCGCTCATCTCGTTCACACTGGCCATCCGGTGACGGAGCCACTGACGCGCCACGTAGATGGGCGCCTTGATATGAAACTTGAATTCGACCATCTCAAACGGCGTCGTGTGCTTGTGACGCATGAGATAGCGGATGAGGGCCCGGTCGTTGCTGACGGACTTGGTTCCGGCTCCGTAGGAAACACGGGCAGCCTGTACGATTGCCGCATCGGATCCCATGAAGTCTACGAGGCGGGCAGCCATTTTAAATTTTCAAAGACGCAAGTCTTTATAACTTTGAAAAATAACGCGCCTGAGGTATAGAGTACCCATTCTTCAATAGACGTTTGAATTTTCTTTCAATATTGTTGGCTCTTTTGGCCGCCGGACTAAGGCTTTTCTTTTTCGGAGTTTTTTTACGATCAATTAATGACCGAAGTGTTTTGAACATTTATATTAGTGTATTCTATTATTTTTGCTCCTTTACGTATATTATCAAGGGCCCACAGCGGCTGTAGGTTAGTCCAGTGAAAGCACTTCTTTTGCTCTTCAGGGTCTTCTAGATTGAACGAAGCGCATGGAAGGATATGATCTATATGCCACTCGCCGTAGTTGTCCCACGTCATTCCTTCTGTGAATTTTGATTCAAGATGCGTTACGAGATCTTCCTTGGAACATCCGGTGAGTTCCATTGTTTTGCCCGTTTTTTCTTTTACGGCCATATACAGCCTACAGTGAAGAGCCATCATAGCACGGTATTTAGGGTCTTCATCTCGGCGCCTCTGCAGGTTTTTCCGCCGCGTTTCATTTATTTTGTCTTTATTACGCTTATAGTTTTCACGTATTTTCTTGTTATAAGAATCTGGATCTGATGCTCTTAGGGCCCTATCCATTGCATTCAAACATGATTTACACATCCGTGGTTTAAAATGGCCTCTTTTAGCAAACAGATTATATTCCTTTTGTTCTTTACATTTATTACAAACTAATGTTTCGTTTTCTTTTGGTTTCCACCTAGGTTTTCGGCATTCTTTACACGCACCTCTTTTACCGTCTGCGCATTTAGGATCGTTTGGAAAATCATCCAAAGGTTTTGAAGTTTCACATTTGGAACACTTCTTCTCCATTGGTAAGAGTGTGAGACAATTTTTTAACTGGAGCTTGACAGTTAAAAAATCGCTCCCGGTGAGAATCGAACTCACAATCTACAGGTTAACAGCAACGTCGAATTCTGACGCCTTAACCAATTAGGCCACAGGAGCCTGATGAACCTTTTAACGACGTGCTCGGGTCGAACTGCTTCCAATGAGTTTTGATCTCATTACCTCTCCCTTACTAAAGGAGTGCTCTACCAATTGAGCTATGGAAGCGGCCTAGGTTCCAGTGTGAATCGAACACACATTATCAGAGTCAGAATCTGATGTACTAACCATTATACTATGAAACCTTGAATCTGACCTGGCGGAATCGAACCACCGACCTAAGGATAATTGACTATCCAAGACAGGCTTGTTTGCCTACAGTCCTTCGCTCTACCAATTGAGCTAAGGTCAGAAGTGACCCTGACGTGTGTCGATCACGTTGCCTTCAGATCTTCAGTCTGACGCTCTCCCAGATGAGCTACAAGGTCAGGTATGTTATTACACAGCAAACAAATTTAACACATTTAACGCACCCGGCTAGTTCATACTAAAAATCTTCTTCACCCCCTCCATCCTGACGCGGCACCCTGGGCACTGGACCTTGTTGGTCGTCCTCACAAAACACGCGTCGCAAATCACGTGACCACAGGGTTCAATGAACAAGTCAACAAGTCGATCCAAGCACACAAAGCAAGTGAACTTTCCGTACCTTTCAACTCCCGTGTCCAACAGCACCTTCTTCATCGCCTCCAGCCTACCTTGTAGCTCCCCGCATTGTTGAGTCAGGGTAGAGATCCCTTCTTCGGACTCGTAATTGTTTAATATATCTTCGAGCTTTTCCTTTAAGTCCGGAGAGTTGACGTTCTCAATCATCATTTGAAGAACATTCATCTCTTCTTGCTTTTCGTTCAGGGCCGCGAGGTTCACAGTCAGCTGAGCCCGCGTCTTGACGAATTCAGATTTGAATTTGCCCAGCTCTTTGTCAAAGTCTTCCCATGCGGTTCCGAGTTCACATGGGACGGACTGGACGGGCGCTGGCGAATGGGGCGCCAAGACCGTCTCTAAAAGGCTCCGAGCTTCCAGGTAGGCAAAGTTCATGATTTACTAAATAAAAATGTCCTTAAGTATTAAATGTTGGCACCCGGCCTGATATTCGCCGTGGCAGTCGCGCTCATCCTCTTCGGTCTACAGTCCTTCCTGTCGGCCTACAGACGCAAGTTCGCCAACGAGATGATCAAGGCTGCCACTATGATTGTCATGGGTCTTTTCCTGATGTATTTCTGGAGCACCATCACCGCACCTTCGGTCGGGTACAACACCAAGCCGCCCGGTTATTAGGCGCCTCACCCAAATCTGAAATGAATTTAAAAACGGAACCCACGAGCCCAGACTCCACGAGAGCCTTGGCCTCAGGGCATTCTTCACCGATCCACGTCAGGACAATTTTGGAATCCTCCTCGGACAGGCCACTGAGTTTGATTTCATCCACCATGTGAATAACTGTAGTGAAAGTCTGAGACTTGATGGCGTTAAACACGCGCTTCAATGTGACAGCCCTGGTCGCGTCAAGAATCTCCTCTATACTCGCACCTGGCATCAGGACGGTCACAGCCTTGACGAGCGCCGCATCGACGATCTCAATCCGCCCAACCAGTTCGTCCATTTATTTTATAATGTTTTATAATAATAAATGGCCGTTGACGCTTATACCATTTTCCTCGGCCTTTTCGTGCTCCTGTTCCTCGGTCTGGGAATTTCCAACTTTGTCGAGACGAAGAACGAGCAGGACCAGACGACGGGCCGTGCATTCTTCGCCATCCTGTTCATCGTGCTGGGCCTTGGACTAATTCCACTTAAAATAAGCAACCCCTAAAGTACCAAGAAGATGAAGCACCTCGTCGGACACATTGAAGGCGTGTGGATCTCTCGGGTCATTCACCTCGAGAAAATTATGTATCGAATCGCTGAAAGGTGCGGGTTCACAGTCGTGGGCCGATCCTTTCACCAATTTGAACCCCATGGAGCCACAGGAGTTCTCGTGCTTTCCGAGAGCCACTTTAGCGCTCACACGTACCCTGAATTAAATAAGATTTACATTGACGTATTCTGTTGCTCCCCTAATTTCGACACTGAATTGACCTCTCTCGTCATTGAGGAAGAGTTTGCGGCTCTGAAGGGGTCGTGGAAGGTTGTGGGGCGTTAACAGTTCCGGATTTTTCCAGAAGTTTTTAGGGAGTCAATGTCCATTTTAGCACTAAAATACTGCCAAATTGATGAGACTAAAGAGCATATGCAGCAAACAGCCATGATTTTCGGTAGGGCACTGGTTGAAGTTGTTGCCATGTACGCGAACAAACTGCAACATATACATGTGAGTATAATACCACCGATGGACATCCCCATTTTGGCACTGTCACCAAAAGCCTGGAACGTATCTCCAGGGCTTCCTGTGTAACACGTTCCGTTTATGTTAACCGTCGCCGACGAAGCTGGTGACGCCGCCGGTGTATTCATTAATTATTGTTGAGATTTTTTTAGTCTGAAGGGGTCAAGTGACAGTTAGAGTGTTGTCTCTTTTTACATATATGGCGCATGAAATGTCAGACTATATAGACTCTGTCAAAGAGTCCCTGACGGACCAGCAGTACAAGGAGGGAATGGAACTCTGTAAAACGGTTTTTGAAACGAAAAAGCGAGAGAAGAAGCTTTATAAAATGACATACCTGGCACCGTATACGTTCAGTGCACACTGTGACGATGGATGTCCTATTATGAGGATTGGATTTGAAAAGAAAACAGGACTCGTCCAACTGAATGAATACGATGTAAAGTTTATTCAAACAGAACATAGATTTTCTCCTGACGAGGGAAATTTGGAAAGTTTTATAAACACCGATCCTCTTCACTGTTTTCCTCTAGAAAGTGATAGCCTCGATGGAATTATGGAGTGGTGGGAATTTCCTGTTCTTTCGCTCGAGGAGTGCGGTTAATCTTTTTGTGCTCTTCACACATGGGAACCTCTGGAAACTCCGCGTCACACATGGCAATCTTCTTGGCGCGTTCGATGAACGTATTTGGGTCGTATGTGCCCTTCATATAGTTACAATCCTTACAACACGGGCGACAGTTTTCAGTCGTGTAGCATACATTCGAGTCTAAGCGGTCGATGCCGTTCACGCGAACCTCAAGGTCGATGTGCTTACAGTACACACACGGACTTGTGAGCATTTTCCCAGCTTCTTCGTCGGTGAGGTGCCACTCCAACCCTTTTGCGATCGCTTGACGCTTTGAAGAACTAATGCGGTCATGAATATTCAATTTCTTCCATGTATTAATTCTGTCTCTGGCCTTTTCCGACTGTGCCCATTGACACATCTGTTCAAGATTGTGTTCTGGGGGTGGCGGATCTGATTTCATCTTTTCAGTTGATTTTTTTGAGTAACCCGCTCCACGAGCCTTCTGGAGTTCTGTATGATATTCCTGTCGCTCTGGGCGTGAGTCGCCTTTTTTACCTTTTTCCCGACATTTGGCACATGTTGCTACGGGATATCCCCGTGCTCCTATAAACTGATCTAGAGGCTGAAGACCTCGTGTACAATTAGTACATTTTTTCGAATCTTCCGTCATTTGTTACTATAATGGGTGGTTTCTTTAAGACGATTCATCCTCAAAAATCCCACCATATGGGAGGTTTTTTGAGGCCGAAGCCCGTATTTTTAGGTTTTTGATATTTTACAAGTCCTACCATATGAAAATATATATGGTAAGATCAGTTGCTAAAGGCTAAACCACCCATCCCACTCTGTATCCGCAGGATGTTGTAGTTCACCGCGAACATCTTCTGCAGAGGCGCCGCCAGGGTCTTCATGTTCAGGGACACCTGAGCGTTGTCAATGCGCGAGAAGTTGCAGGTGCCGGTTGGCTGGTGCTCCTCTGGCTGCAGGGCGAACGAGTACACGTAGATGCCTGGGTAGGGCGTGCCCGAGTGGTACACGTATGGCTGGTACTGGTTGAAGTACTTGCCCAGCTGCTCCTTGAAGCGGTCCTGGCCGTTCAGCACCAGCTTGAAGTCCTTCA